CTGGGGGCTAAATGACGAATAAGCTCGTCAAAGTCCGGCCCAGACGCATTAATTCCAACAGCACACTCAGACACCAACGGGAATGTTGATAATAGAGCAGCTACTGGAAGAAAATACATTCTCAACAAGATTTGAAGCACAATAGGAGCACAAGTGAAGATTCTCACCTTGTCGTTCTCAGACCCATCGTCTTTGTACAACTTAGTGATTTCATCCTTGATCTGGGCCTTGTAGGTGGCATTGATCCTAAACCCGGCTAGTAAAGCTTCTTTCGCCTTAAAGACAGCTTCCCACACCCATTTTTGGAAATCAATAATCTCACCATTTTCATCCAATATACAGAACTTGCTCTTAGGACCCTTGAATGGCCATCCGATGGCCGTGATAAACTTCATCCTATCAATGAAGGAAACACCATCCACACCGAATAATGTTTCATATCTATTCAAAGGTACGCGAATGAGAGACTCCTTCACTGAAGGAGAAGCCTTATTGAACTCATAAACGAACGTTGTCGTAAAGTCCAATACTGCCGCCTGCAGCTCACTCACTTTAAATCCCTTGGGTTGGGATCCTCTCTTTGTCAAGTCCAAATGGTAGGCGTTGTACCATGGATTCAATTTTGGCGCTCCCCACTCATTCGGAATTCCTGTCACACGGGCGACGGAATGCGAAATCATAGTAGGTTTCACAGAAGAATATGCTGAACACTCTCCAGTTGCGGTGCCTAGAACTTCTACGGGCCCATCAATCGCCACGAAATTAATCGGGTGAGTTTTGGGTATTTCTGCACCTAACTCAGCATGTTTCTCTCCTTCAATCACTTCTTGATACTTCCCTGCATCCGCCAGATCGGGTAAGTGCTCAAAGTGTTTCCGGGCTTCATCAAAATCCTCAGCTGTGAAAGAGCCACCACCTCCTGTGTTGCCTCGTCCACCAAGATGAATTCCTCCGAAGACAGCTCGGCGCCCACTCATAACAAGTAAAGCAGCACCACAAGCTCCTTGGAAGGAAGGCTCTCGTAAACGATATTGCCACCCAGGAAATACTCCTCCGCGAGTAGTATGGATTCGTGGACTATAAGACATGCGGGTTTCATCTACATGTGTTCGATCACCATCACGATACACGTATCTGCCCGTAGTACTCATAGAAAAGAAGTAACTAGTGTCACACTCTTTATCACGCAAGTGTTTCAATAAATTCCGTCCTTGGATCTTCGCACTGTATATAACGGCAAAGTCCTTTCCGGTAATCATCTTAACATTCACTTTATCCAATCCAATCGTCACACTCCATGGAACCTTCGCTTTTCGAATCATACGAATCTCTGTAGCTCCAGTTTCCACAAGTGCATGACGGGGAACCAACAGCGCACCATTGTGCATCACCACACCGAATGTGCGCGAAGTTGTTTCACCTACATACTCAACCGTATAACTATTGGCTGCCGCTATCTCAGTCAACTGCTCTAGCGTTGCAGTTCCTGGATCCTCTGCGTCCGGATTCTTCACGTGAGTGTCTACCCAATCATTAGGGAGACGCTTACGATTCTCGATATCCTTAGCATCCTCAGGGTGCAACAGACTATCACTTTCAATAGGATTCAGAACACGGAATGCTTTGTAAATCTTCACTGCAATCAATGCACTCGCAAGTACAGTAGCAGATCCAACCACAAGCTTCCCGAATCGATTTCGATTGTCTTTAATAATCAATGGCATAGCAG